GTGCAATTTCATCACACCAAATCGTATAAAGCTTGCAATTTCATCCGAGCAAAATTTCCCCGTGGCCAATAAAGGTCACGAGTACAAAACTCTTGATAAATTTACTAGCCACGATTTGTGGAGTTGTCCCCCCGAGAAAGGGGCGGGCCGACTGCAACGACCTCTTTAATATACATTGTCTCTTACACATATCAATGTGAATTACTTCTATTCTACATTGATATGCACATGTATGTATAAAAATATACAAACACTACACACCGTTTTACGGTGACCTTGTCAATTGGGCACTAACAGGTTTTTGTTAGATTTAGACGCCCATACGCACCACATAGATTCTCTACACAGGTGTGGGTTGACCCTTCAGGAAATCCAGAGTGGGACAGCACAGGAAAAACAAACACGTGAAATCAGGGGCACCAGCAATTTGCGTCACCAAATTGATATTGGTGGGTGCTGTGAGTGTTCGTGTTCCAACACGCAGATGAGCCAACTGCCGATCAGTACCATCAGTTCCCTGCCCCATCACGAATTTCGTTGGTGAAACCAATGAGAAGTTTGCCAACTTGAAATCCGGCACTTGAGCAGTCAGCGAGTTGTTGGTCACTGTTGAAGTGATCGCCAACCCAGCTAAACTGTCTGCCATGGTATTGGCCTTGTTCCACCACCATGCCTTTGTGGATGCTGATGCACTATCAGCTAGGGTATCAACAGTCCCCCATCGAGCATTGGCATTGGAATCAATTACTTGAGAACGCGTGAAGCGTAGATCAGTAATTGGACCGTATGCGTCTGCTGTGGGTGTAAAATTGTAATTTACCCCTCCACGATACCCAAGGAACATTCCTGACACATATGGGATATGTGTCATTGAAGCATAACAAAAGTTAGCACTACCAGCAGTGATAACTTTGTTCGCCTGAGTCACTGACCCCCATGCAGGATCAAAACCTGGAGTATGTGGCATGAGTCGTGTAACTCGATTGAGCACATTGGATCCATTCGTGATCGCATTCGTGAAACTCACGGTATCCAGAGTCATGTAACGATGTAACAAGACTCGCAATGAACCAATGGCTTCACCAAAATTCTGGGAGTACCGTTCAGCATGTGGTTGGGATGGTGTTCCCACTACATACTTGTTCGGCACAATGCTTGTGATGTCCTCTGCTTGCAATGCGAAGAACGACGGTTCGGTATAATCTCCTTCATACCCGATGTAATTCTTAGGATTGGCAAATTCTAGATCATGACCACCACGCACAAATGCCAATACTCGAACCGAACCTGTCGATGGTGCGGAAAGAGTGGTCAATACTCGCACTGTGAGGATGCCATTGTCAACACGATTCCGTCGTTGCAAATCGGACCCTTGGTTCCAATTGTCATTCAGGTTCGTGTCAGTGTAACACCACGGATAAGGTTGATGGTATGGAATCTCGATTTCAACATCGTCCTCCTCACCAACATCGATAATCTGTGTGTACACACTGTTGACATCTGCGGCTGCACTCGTAAGATCTCCCCTTGGGTCGTACTGAATTTTCAGACGACCCTTATGGAACTTTGTTGCCACAACCTTGATGCGAATGATCATTGTTCCTCGCCAATTCTTGAATAGGTTTCCCACGTATGAGGTAGGCGTGTTGTACACGCGTCTACCCACAACAGCGGGAACTCCATTATTCAAGTCGACCGTCGCAAGAATGGATGGTGTAACCCGTACAGCCAACAACATATGATCAATGTTGTTCGATGTGGACCACGTTGAATACCCAAAATAGGATTCCTTCTGCAACAGGTATGGTAATGACAGTTCATCATGATTCGCCAACCCATGCAACGTGGGATCGATAGACAGCTCTTGTTTTGGATCCAACGTAAGTTTCTGAACCGGAGTACCTATATTAGCTGATGCTAACATAGGTCCATTCATAGGTGTGTACCCATGAATATCTGCGATAACAGGAACATTCGTGTAACCAAAAAGTTTTGCCACTGAACCCACAGCAGTTGCTCCAATCTGAGTAGCTCGAGCAAAGGGACCGATACGTGGTATATTCGTAAGATACGAAGCCCACGTAGCAATCCCGGATGCCACACTGGACACAGGACCCTCATTGTACTCATCACCCTGAAGTGTGAGACGTTGAGTGGATCCCATCAGCTCAACATCTTCTGCCCATGCAAAGATTTGCACGGTGACAGATGTTGTACCTCCAGTGACTGCAACACCCAAAGGTGCGTACACCACGAAATCCAATTCACCCATATTTGCCACATCTTGACTGATCGTAAGATCAAGCCAATTAGCGTGATAAAAGAAAGGCAATTCAATTTGACCACCCGCATTTGCGGCTGGTGTAATGAAAAACCCTGGCTGCTGCGAATATGGGATAAGCAAAGGATCACTGGTTGTTGGATTCGATCGAATCTTGTCATCAACGAGTCCCAACAATGGACTATAGCAACAACGCATAAGTCCATATTGAAAGGGTGTTCCGTTGACTACCACCTTGATATGCAACTTACCTCGGAAAAAGGCATAGTTATCAATCTTCTTCTTGATGGTAGCATTTGACAAAAACGACTGCCACGGCTTGATGGTGTACGCGACACCAACTGCTGTTGACGTGTTCCATGTGAACGAACCAATGGCACTCGGTCGGGCAAGAAATGCACCCAACGAAAGATCATCAGTATTGTCCACACGAGCGACAGGATTGACAGGGGCAGGTGCGATGATGATTTCACCATCCGCATTATCCACAAAAGATACCACTTGACTGGTCATCTCGTTGGATTCTCCCTGCCCTTCAATTCCCGGCACTACACAATCTTCTTCTGATTGTAGAGAAAAATGAGTCTTATTACTCCAAATCCACGCGCTCATAGACGTGAATTCGGGGGAGATATTTCCGGTAATCTCCTCAACAACTTGTTGTTTCTCAATTTTGTTGTTCTGTGACATATAATATACAAACTGTGGACTGCCAAATCCACAGCTAGTTGGTCGGGAAAATGGCTTCCGACGCCTTCTGGAATCTATCAATAAGATCATCCCAACCGAGAAGGGTCGTACTTGTTGTGTAGAGATTGTAAGGCTCTTCCTTCAAAATCTCTGCAAAGAAGCTGTGATGCTTCTCAAAAGTATCTTTCCCGTAGAAAAAATACTCGTTGTTGGCAGCCACAATGACTTGTACCATCTGACGGTACTTGTCAATTGTGGCTGACGGTGTCCACACAGTCAGTGACTTGTGGATAGATGCTTCTTCCAACGGACAGGTGTACATTCCAAGTTCCTCTTCCATACGCCATGAGCGCTTGAGGAAGGAACATTCAGAAATGTTGATGTAGGGTCTCGTTTCAGCCTCCTTGTCGGCCATGGTGTACCCAACACCAATCTTTTCCAATGCTGTTTGGATAGCGCCATGATAAAACCATGGAGCTGACGGGTGCACACCCATCACATTGTCGTCACCATACGTGAGCAGATTGACTCGCGTCTTGAAATCCCAACATGTTCCATCAGGGTTGAGTTTGCAATACGCATAGCGCATATACAAACTATTCGCCATCGAGTTGTTGATGACAGTAAGTGGTTGTCCTGATGGGTTTGTTCCAAACATCTCAATGATGGATCCGTCCATATTGCACACAGGAAAGGCCGTATCATAGCCAATTGCTTTGATAACTCGAATCTCTTCATTCGAGAAACCAGCTTCCTTGTACACCGCAGCGATCACGTCAAAGGATCCCAAAACAAAAGACGCAATCATATGCTTGTCGAATTTGGAATAATCTCCAGCAATGATGCGATCTTCACCATGTTCCGTCAAGTAGGTGTGGAACTGTGTCCACTCCACGGACTGGGCGACGGTACCTGGTGCTGCCTCGAAAATGAGTTTGTTCTTTTGCAACAAACGCACAAACGTGAGCAACCTACTGCGTACCACGAGGCTCCAATCAATCGGGGCACCCGTGAACACGCGAGTCTTCTTTGCCTCAATTTTGGCAAGTGCAACAGCTTCATCCTTGAGATGACCTGTGAAAACTGGGTAAGCTCTCTGGCCAAGTTTGTACTTGGCTTCAATGGCTTCAACACGATCCCACACTTCCTGAGTGAAATCAACCCCTTCAGGGTACACATCATCAGGAGCAGGCACAAGAAATTCCTTCTTGGTTTTGTTCCATGGATGTCCCATAGACGTGTTGATATTGAGCCTGTCGATGTACTTCACACCTGGCAGTCCGTTCACTGACGCTCGTCGTGACAGAGTGAGCAACTCTGCTTTCCACGCATCGCCATGGACTTTGTTCAATTCTCGTACCACATCCTGAGCATAGGCCTGGACACAATGATCAAGGATGCACTGATCAATGTCCGTATGAGGACGGACCATCTCAACAACGTTCTTGTACATTGGTTCCCATCCCTGCATAACAGGGGCACCAAAAGAAACTTCGATTCCGAAGTGTTCCAACATGCGCTCCTGCAGTGGCGTAGCTTTTACCCTACTTCTGGGTTTGGCTCGAAAACCAGGCAAATTCCCATAAACATTTGCAGTTCCATCAGGGATGTACCGCAACATGCTCTTGTGGTGAATGGGACCGAGGACAACCTCGCCATGCAACGCCAGTGTAGGTGTTCCCACACCTTCAATAGACGTTTCCAGTTCCACACACAATGCTTCCAAGTCACTCCGTGTGACATGAGGAAAGCCCGCTGTGGACTTGTATCCCAATGTGTGGATGCCAACAACAACAGGACCACGCGGTGTCATGGCGACACCCAAGGAACCACAATCTCCCACCTTGGTTTCACATGTGTACATTCCCATGTACACATTCATTGAAACACCGAGTGCTTCAATGGGAAAACTGCTCAGATGCTGGACATTAAAAACTTCCCCGTATTCCACAGTTCCTCCAGGCGTTCTCTTCACAGAGACCATGTATGAAACTGGAATACATGCCGTGTTCCAAAATTTCAAGATGTCTTTACGCGGGGGAGCATTACGGACACGCAATACAGCAATGTCCTTGCTTGCATCCTCCTGCACTTCGCTGCGGTCGAAAAAGGTTTCAATATTGCTATTGATTCCTCCCACAGTCGCTTGCGTTGTGATAGTCATCTTGAATCTGGTACCCTTGGCAATCGCATGCCGATTGAACAAGAGGTATTGTCCTCGAATGTACACCGCACTCATACGCATGGCATGTGCCTCGTCGAGCGCACGCACATCGATGCGAACGCAGTTTGCTGCGAACAAATCTCGAACTTCACTTGGCGTGTAGTCAGCGAGACTCTTCGACGCAAGTGGAACATCAAACGAACTCAACTCAAGAGTGGGATTGTACCAAACATTCCGAGTCTCCTCCTTTTGGAGTTGCTCTTCTGTTGAGCCGTGGACATTGCCTTGCAATGAGCACTTCCCCTCCTCTTCAGTGGAGTCTGCTTGTTCCACCACCACAGGTGGTTTCGCAGTTGTTGTATGTTTCACAACAAACTGTCCTGCTTTGTAGCAGAGATACCACTTGGTGATGATGACGCCTGCTTTCAAGAGATGTTCCACGGAGATCTTAAATCTCCGCTCCCTTTGATTGTTCACCAAACTGTGAAACCTCAATTCCACACCGGCGTTCATCAATCGAGTCCAACGCGCTGTGACTTGTCGCACCATATAAAAACGGGCGAACCACATATACACGCTTGTGCAAATGAACATCAAAGTCAATGAAGACAAGATGTCTGTTGCAAAAGCTGCTGCATATATGAATGCTACACGCGCAACCGGAGTCACGGTCATCGCCTGCAGACACGCACAATCATCACCAATCTCATAACAGAGACGGCACACTTTCACATTGCGCATGATCTGATCACACGCTTCGGACTTCTCCTGAGTATTCTCATGTCGAATACTAGCAGCAGCAAAGTGCTTGAGGAACTGCTTCACATTCGAAAAGCGTTCCACAACTACCAACTCAGCTGAATCACGACCTGTGTGATCCACGGGCACAAGTTTCTGGATCTCAATGTCCCAGAAATCTGGAAACTCTCCTGTGCTCTCTGGGAGCTTGGCAGGATCCAAAAACTTGCCATTGGCATCAATGTACTCCTGCTTGGGAGCAACATGGATAACGTATGGCAGTCGTCTGCGCACAGCCAATGGACAGTGGAAATACTCCAAAGCATTGAGATCTGCGGCGTTCGACGTTGCCAACACCAACCTGGCCAAAACAGGAGTTTTGCCCTTGTCTTCAAGTGCTGCCTGTGGTGGTACGTAGGGCACGTTGTTCACCACATTCAGCATTTCCTTGAGTGTGGGATCCACATCCGAACTCTTGCTCGGAAGCAAGAAAGCAATATCATCCATTTGGATGCACCACTTACTGGAGTCGAAATTGCTCCAATACTCGTCTGTGGGAGATCGCACATAGCGATAGTGATCATCCACCTCAAGACCATGGATCCTTCCATAGTAGTAGAAAAGCATCTTTGTGAAAGATGACTTCCCCACACTGGAATTGCCATGAATGAGAACACCAAAAGGCGCCTTGCGCTCCTTTTGTGATGATCTGCGCGTGACCTCCACGTTCTTCAACAACTGCAAAGAGTTGAGTCGCTTACGCATAAGCGAACTCTCCACTCCGCTGTTCTTGCAAGAATACTTGCAGACGGCTTCGCCCTTTTCGATCGCATCCTGCAGATCCGACACGAACTTGAAATAAGTCGTACCATGAGCTGCCAAATTCGATGTGAACGGGGCGAGGTTGATGATGCGTTCCGCATCTGCAACCCATGCTGTGTAAGCAGCATCATCATGGATGAGCGAATGCCAATCGCCCGTAAGACGATAGGCATCAATGCGTTCACAGATCTGCAACGCAACATCAATGACCAGCAATATCATGCTGGTCGAAGATGCATTCGGTCGCACCTTCTTCTCGAGGGTCAAAAACTCCTCCACTTCCATGTTCTTGCCTACTTTTGACAAGAACCCTTGCACAAGCAGATACGTATATATCTGCTTGATTTTCTTCATCAGTGGGTTGTTGATAACCGTGGATGCAACGTTGAACATGTCACGTGCATCTTGCGTCAACTTCGTGAAAGTATCAGCCTGTAGATCGTCGCCCTTGAAGGCAGTCCACAGTGTGACACCAACACTCCTCCCTGTGAGGAGTTTGTAAGACAATGCCACACAAGCAGCATAGTCCGACTTCGATTCGCACTTGCGAGTCCAGTAAGCCATCTGGAAAAAATTTTCCAGAAGCTCACCAAGCCACAAATGCTTCTTCGGAAGCATAGCATGGATACTTGCCACTGCATCCATGAGAGCACTGAGGAAATCCTCAGGGATGTGCTCTTCATGTGAGATGGCTTCGCTTTGCAGAATAAACTGCGGTTCCTGCGCAAGCACCTGCTGTTCGCACTCATACACATGTGTGTACACACGGTGCGCAATATCACAACCACCCAACATTCGAAAATGCTGAGTGATCGTGGAATTGGCTTGCACACCATGTTCGCCCAAACTCACATCGGGGCGAATTGGTTTCCCATGCATGGAAAACCACGCATCTCGCACAACAATGTTGTGCATGGCGCAAACCTGACCAATCGTCTGGTCCAGACCAACATACAGGGTCCGCTTCTGATCCATAGTGATCAGGAAAATATAGACTCCGTTAGAGTCCAAGTGTACTTTGTTGCGCTTGAAGCTCAACTTGGCCCACTTTGGCCAAATCTTCTTGGTCCGCACGGTTGTATCCGTGTGACTCTCAATCCTGTGGACATGGTCGACAGCCTGGCAATATTGCCAGAAGTCACCATCCACCAAAGCCGCGTGTAATTCTACACGCGCTTTTGTAAGCAAATCAAATCTCAATTCAATGTCGTTGTATTCTGTCATTTGGATTCACCGGATTCATTCATCTGTAATTGGGGAGCTACTCCTAGATATTCTCCCTCGCAGTCTTTGTCACCTACTACCAGTACTACTGTGTAGAGGTCAAAGCTAGTCTTCTTCCTATTCCATGTTAGACCTAGGCGTACCACATCGATAACGGTGATCTTTACGTTATCAAATTCGATACCTCGGAATGTCATAGAGTTTCAGAGAAGCTTTCGCTACCTGCTCAATGAACGTTGTGTTCTTAAACACACAATCAACACATAACAAATTTGCAGTCATTTCGATCCCCTTTCACAGGGTCTACTCAGATGCTATGTTATGCAATTTATACGTTGTTTTGATGGGACAAGTATTCATAATAACCCGTACGATATTATATCGTTTAAAATCCTTTCAAAAAGGAAGTTGGGGGGGGGGTGGACTTCTCTTGTGAATAACCTTCGTTAACAAATTGTTGTATCAATCAGAATTCTTTAGAGTGTAATGGTTCCAAACCACCTTTTACACAATTCGTCGATGGTGCCTAACCACCTTTCGACGAAATTCTAAATTTCAACTGTAATGGTTCCTAACCACCTTTTACACAATTTGTGTTAAAGGAAACAGACGGTGTCCAGCCGTCCTAGGCTCCTAAGAGCCCTAGAAGATAAAATGTATATATACGCGTGAGCGTATATATACA